GTGAACGAGTGGCTGCAGGAGGTTGCACGGCTCATGTCCTTGGAGATGGCTCGATCCGGTTGGGATCTCGCCGGGGAGGAGCTGGCTCAAGATCTATGCGCCATGGGTACGGGAGCTGTAATTCTTGAACAGGCTGGCCGGGTGGTCACCAAAGGCGTGTTCCCCGGGTTCAGCTACCACGTACTACATCCGATGGACTATTGGATCGAGGAGGACTTTGAGGGTAGGCCCAATGTGATCTTCATCCTGTGGGGCATGACCGCACGGCAGTGCTACGACCGCTGGGGCGAGGGCTGCTCTGACAAGATCAAGGCGCGGCTGCAGAGGGAGCCAGAGACTCCGATCAACATGCTGCAGATCGTGGAACCTCGGGGCGACCTGAAGAAGATCGTTGGCTACCGGGCGAAGAAGCGCCGAGCCTACGCGAACTTCTGGGTTGACCCGGATGCCAAGGTTGTGCTAGAGGAGGGCGGCTACTACGACTTCCCCGTAGCAGTGGTACGCTGGGCCAAGGCGAGCAAGGAAACCATGGGGCGCGGCCCCGGGGTCCGAGCGATGCCCGACATTCGCACCTTGAACAAGGCGAAGGAGTATGGACTGAAAGCGTGGGCTAAGGTCGTAGACCCCCCGTTGAAGAAACGGCACAAGGGTGTGATTGGTACCATTCGCACCAAGCCGGGTTCGATCAACACAGTGCGGCAGATGGATTCGCTGGCACCGCTGTTCGACTCCAACGCCTTCCGCTTCGATGTGTCTGAGCTGAAGCAGGCCGAGCTGAAGCAGTCGATTGAAAAGGAGTTCTACATCGACCAGCTGCAGCTTCCCCCGATCCGAGAGTCGAAGACCATGTCGGCTACTGAGGTCGAGGTTCGGTATGAGCAGATGCAGAAGATCCTTGGCCCCGCCATGGGCCGGATCAAGATCGAGCTATTGAAGTTCGTGGTGGAGCGCCAATTCTTTATGATGCTCCGCGCGGGCGCACTGCCCCCGCCCCCCACTGCGATTGCCGAGGCCAGTGGGATGCTGGATGTGGAATTTGTCAGCCCCTTCGACAAGGCTCAGAAGTCTGCCGAGCAGCTGAGCGTGATGCGCTTCATGGGCGACTTGACCGCTGCTGCAGAGGTTGTACCGGAGGTGATCGACAGGATCGACCCGGATGGGTACGTGGATGTGATTGTGAAGAACCATCAGATCCCGGCCTCGATGTTGCTGAGCAAGGCCGATGCGAATAAGAAACGGGAGAAACGAGCGGAGCAGCAGCAGATGGCATTTATGGCCGAGATGAACCAAAAAGCTGGAGGAGGTCAAAAGGGTGGCTAATAACGAGGAAACACGGATCGAGAGGCTGGAGCGGCTGACAGTTCAGCTGTTCAGCAGAGGGCATGGCGCGGAGGTTCTGCAGTATTGGGTGGACAACTACGTTATGATTGAAAATATACAGATGGATGCCGCAGTGGAGGGAGTACGAGCGTTTGTGATTCGGATCCACGATGAGGTCCACAGAGTTGACGAAGAGGAAGAAGAGGAGACAACCGATGGCTGATGAATGGAAAGAAGCACTACCGGAGGCGATACGGAACGCGCCGGTGATCAAGGATTCTACCTCGGTGGAGTCTATGGCAGAGCAGCTGGTCAACGCACAGAAGCTGATTGGCGACTCGATCCGTATCCCCGGCGCAGAGGCTGGTGCTGACGCTGTCAAGGAGTTCACCGAGAAGCTGCTAGGGGTGGACGGAGTGGTGAAGACCCCCGGCGCTGAGGCGAAGCCCGAGGAGGTGGCGGCGTTCTACAATAAGCTGGGCCGACCGGAGAAGCCGGACGGATACACGGTGAAGGCTGTTGAGGGCGACTCACAGTTTGAGCAGATCCGGGCCACAGTGCATAAGCTCGGATTGAGCGACAAGCAGTTCGCCGACTACTACGCCGAGCGTGCGGGATTCGTGAAGAATCTTCAGACCGAGGGCACCGCGCAGATGGTGAAGTGGGCCGACCAGCTCAAGGAGAAGTACGGCACTGGCTACGAGGAGGTGGTGTCTCGCGCTGGTGACATTCTGGAGAAGCTGGCTGAGCCTGAGTTGATGGAGCAGCTCAAGACCACCGGGCTGATCAACTCCCCCGCGCTGGTCAACATGATGAGCAAGCTCGCTGATGAGCTGGATGACGACACGGTGAGCAGCCTGTTCAAAGGCAAGGCACCGGCACCGGTGCAGCATAAGGGTACTGCGCAGGCGCAGGTGGATGAGATCATGGCGAACAAGGAGCACGCCTACCATGATCGCCTCGCCCCTACACACATGGAGGCGGTGGAGCAGGTACAGCGGCTCTATAAGGTCATCACCTCTGCGGAGGATCAAGAAAGATAAGGCGCTGCCCGTGCGCCTCTCTCCAAAGGGCTGGCTCCTTCGTGGGCCAGCCCTCTTTTTATTAACATATAGGCTAATGGAGTTGACAGGAAATTAACCCGTATATAACATTGAACTGTAGCCCAATAGCGTCCTACCGGGTAGCCTTCGGGTCCGATGGGGTACGCAAGGTGTCCGTAAGGGTAGCACTGGTCGGGCCAGTAGCAGTAGCGTAACCCAATGAACCAAGGAGGTTCACCATGTCCGTTGAAATCACCAATGCCTTTGTGAAGCAGTACCAAGGCAACGCGATTCATCGCGTGCAGCAAAAGGGTACGAAGCTCCGGGGTTTGGTGCGTGAAGAGGGTATGGTCGGAAAGGTCAAGTTCTTTGAACGGATCGGTCTGACCACCGCCCGGAAGCGTACCTCCCGGCACTCCGATACTCCCCGTATGGACGTTCCGCACGACAGACGCGCGGCGTTCATTGATGACTACGACTGGGCCGATCTCGTTGATGACGAGGACAAGGTTCGGTTGCTCATCGACCCGGCCAGTGAGTATCTGATCGCTGGTACCAATGCCATGCTCCGAGCCATGGACGATGTGATCATCGAAGCAGCTACCGCTGAGAACGCCTACGGCGCTGATGGCGAGGGAGCGATTACCGCCGTTGCCATGCCCGCCGTGCAGAAGGTGGTCGTGAATGCGGTTGCCCCCGGTGACACCCCGGCCAACTCCAACCTCACCATCGAGAAGCTGCGTCAGGCGTCTGCGATTTTTGGTGAGCACGATCTCGACCCCGACATGGAATATGTCATGGTCGTGGCTCAGAAGCAGCTCACCGCCCTCCTGCGCACCACCGAGGTGACCGACGCTGATTACAACAGCGTTCGCACGCTGGTGGACGGTAAGGTTGACTCCTTCATGGGCTTTCGCTTCGTGCGGTCCCAGCGTCTTCCGAAGGATGCCTCCGGCCACCGTCGATGCTTCGCCTTTGTCACTGGCTTTGAAGGTGGGATGGGCTTGGCAGTGCCGCGCCAGCTGAAAGCGCGTATCTCTGAGCGGGCTGACAAAAACTATGCAACGCAGGTCTTCCTGTCGATGACTCTGGGCGCGGCCCGGATCGAAGATGAGAAGGTTGTCTGGGTTGCCTGCGACGAATCCGCGTAAGGGAGACTGACAATGGCGACCTACAAAAGTCTACAACTGACCAACCTTGATGCGAAGCCCTCCGCTGTCGCTAACGCGATGGATGTCTACGGGAAGGTTCGCATTATCCGCTGCCAGTACACTATGCTGGGCACCGAATCCGCTGATGAAACGGTGGAGCTGTGCCGACTGGTGAAGGGTGTGAAGGTGCAGCCCTTTGGCAAGGCGGGTACTGTTGGTGGTATCGGTGGCACTTCGACCATTGATATAGGCTATGCTGCCTATACCGACGAAGCTGCTGCTTCGATCTCCGCTGACCCGGACGCATTCCTTGATGGTGGTAACCTCGCATCTGGTGGTGCCATTGTTGATATGGATGCTGTTGCTGGCTGGGGCTTCCAGCCCAAGCCGGATCCCAACGCACTAGGCGGCGGCTATGTGTCGATCATCGCCACATTTAAAACTCTGGCGACTCCGACTGCTGACTCAGTGCTTGAAGTCTTCCTCGTGGTGGTTCAGGACTAAGGATCCCCACAGCTAGACGACCTGCCCACAACACCCCCGGTACGATGTGCCGGGGGTGTTCTATCATGGAGCTGATATGATTACAGGTCAAGATCTTAACGGAGTGCAGGGCGAGGCGGTACGACGGTATAAAGATCTGGATCTGATCTTTGTCAATCAGGTGTTGGATCCGCTCAACGATGCCTATTACAACAACTGGAAGCTTGGAAGTAGGCAAGCATGGTTTGGCTTTAACATCCATCCTAAAGATACCCCCGAAGAAGCAAAACTTTTGTTCGAGCAATTACATACGTTGTGCTGGGCTGTATACGAGGTAGTTTACAAGTTACTGGCTGACGAGGTGGGGGAAGCTGTCTACTTCGATGGGTTGGTAGATGATCCTGACTACGACGAAGATGTAGATCCTGTGCGCCCGGACCCGATCAATAAGATCGAACTGGCGAAGAGAACGCTACGTCGTATTAGAGATGTTCAAAATCTTACTCTCGATCAAGTTAAGAACTTTGTTGAAAACCGATTCGGAATTATCTTCGATGTGGGTGACTAATGGCGTATGTTCAGTTGGCTAATTATGAAGATATAAGCACCAATATTACGGGCTGGTTGGACGAGGATGTGTCCTCCCTTGTTCCTGCTGGGGCGATAGCGGTGCTTATGGCCTTTTATAATACATCAGGGCAGTCGGCATACGAATGTGCGTCTCGAAAGAACGGAAGCACAGACAACAGGGTGAATCCTCTGGCTGGAAACAGGATGCGCTACGAGTATGTTGGACTGGATGCCAGTAGAATCTTTGAGCGAACTGCAAGCAACAAGAAGATCAAGACCATACTGGTCGGTTATTTTGACAGCGGCACTGAATGGGTCTTTTTCACCAATCGGCCAGCTAAAAGTGTCGGCACCGGGAATTGGGTAGATTTTGATTATTCATCGGATACCGGGTCTGATGTTGCCAAATGGATGATCTATGAGAACGGCTACTCTGCTGAGCGTTCATACGACAGTAGGATGAAAGGCAGCACGGATGTGATCGACCTGAAGACATGGCCGCATGTTCATTATTTTGTTGGTCTGGATGAAAACGAGGTATGCCAGCACTATCGGAACAACGCGACATGTGAACATTATTTGGTTGGGTATTGCACAGGGGGTA